ATCGCCATCCCATGATGGCTGTTGGATGACGCCGCCGCCCAACTCCGGTGTTTCCGCATGGTTTGTCCAGTCAAACGGATCATACGGCCGGGAATAAAACACGCTGTCCGGATATCCAGGCGCACCCGTACCCCAGATGCGCTCCGCATGCCGTCCAAGCCGTGCAAAATTAACCGCCGCATAATCGCTGCCCAGCTTCAGCGTCTTTTTCTCCACACCAAGCGTATGACCATACACGGCAATCATCCCGTCTCTGGCATTGGTCATCAGCAGAATGTCCTCCGTTTTGCCATCCACAGCTGCTTCATAATTGACGCTGTTCCATCTATTTGAAGAAAACCCTTCCGCCCGCTTGATCCATCCTTCCGTACCCATCGTGTAGGTGTAGATCGCACCACCCGCACCTGCAACAAACACGTCCGGATCATCCGGCCTGTTTCTGCGATAAAAGCGCGTCAGCGTTTCAATTGGTGCGCCCAGCGCAGGAAAGGCGCGGCTTGTTCCGTAGCTTGTGGCCAGCAGGCCGCACTCCGTGCGTATGTTCTGTGCGCGATAGGCATAGTCCACGCCGATGTTCGTATCGCCCGCCGCCTGATATACGCCCTTCGGCGTGGGAATCATGAAGCTTCCTTCATAGCTGCTGTCCTTGATCGCCATCCCCTGCCCCCGTTTCAGTTGGTCGCCGAATAAAAATTCGTATATGTCGTCACGCTGCCCGTGCCCACAGGCTTGAGCATGCTCATCATTTCGTAAAAGCTCTGCTTGTAATACTGTGCGCGACTCTGCTTGGCCAGATTGCCGCTGGAAAGGTGCTTGTAACAGATATACTGTACGAGCGCATAATGCACATGTTCTGGAATGCGCGGTACATCCAGTTCCCCTGACAGCGGCGGATACGTCACTTGGCAAACAACGACCACATCCTCGTCCCGCGCCGTCGTGTGATAGACGCCATCGCCCTGCGCGTCTGCGCGGAAATGCACAATGCGCCCATCTTCATCCTGCATCTGCACAACGCAGTCAATGTCGTAACCGGAAAGATTCACCATTCCGCGCTCATCCGCCTGGGAAAGATAGGTTTCCCTTGGCTTGTAATGTTGGCGCAGAATGAGCTGATATCCCATATTCAGATACATCATGAACTTCTGATCGTAATCGTTGATGTCAGCCGGATCTTCATCCAGCTCCAGCATCACATGATGCAGGATTGCACTCACGTTCACGCCATCGCGCCTCCCTTCATCGAAGCATCCAAAGCGCCCTGCGCTGAGCTTGCCGCGCCGTTTGCAATCAACGCAGACGCGCCGCCCTGCGTCCTGCGGCTGCGCTCAAGGCCTTCGATATTCAGCCTCTGATCCTCAATCGTCTTGGCCTGCTGCTGATTGAGTGCTTCCAGCTGCGCAAGCTTCTGCTGGATCTGACTGGATTTCATGACCGCCTTGAGGATTGCACCCTTGTTCGGGTAACCCTGAAGCAGACCAAGGATCACTTCCGTCGGCATCGGGTTGCCATTCTGCGCGCACATCTCTGCCGCTTTGAACAGCAGCTCATTGAAGCTCTGGATCTGTTCCGGGCTGCTGCGCTGCACCTGAACGCGCACCGTATACGCAGGCTTGGGAAGATCGTCGCCCTCTGCTTTCGTGGTGACCAGCTCAATCAGACGATCTTTCATGCTGCCGCTGCTTTCATAACCGCCGATGATGCGCAGCTTGCGGCCCGGCTCCATGTATTCGCTGAGCACCCACAAAATCTGTTCAATCATCTCGCGGAACGCGCTCTTGAAGCTCGCCGTATGCCAGCGCGTGATCTTCGTGCCGGCGTCCTGAAGCGCCTTGACCGCCGTGAAAGCCGTTACACCCTTGCCACCCTCACCGCGCGCGAACTGATTCTGTCCGCAATCCTGCTTCATCGTCTCACTCAGATACTGCGCCATCTGATAGATCTGACCATTGAGCGGCTGCGCCTGCACAGTCTGCATCACTTCGCGAATATCGTTGCCGTCCCATTCAATAAAGTCACGGCTCATGTCCGCAACCTCATTCAGATTGACGCCGCTGTTCCTGCGAATGAACGTGCGCTGCTTGCTGCTCGCGCGTGCATTATCATCAATGTATTTAAAGTAGCGGTCAATGGTAGCCTGTGTATCTTCGTAGTCGTGCATCAAGCCCGTACCAAAGGGACGAGTCGGAACAGTACGATACCTGTAGAAGATAAACGGATACTGGCCATGCGCATAGATTCCCTCTGCGTATTCGCCCTTGCGCTCCACGTTAAAATCCAGTTCAGAAGAGTACAGCAGCGCACCGCCGGCTAGCTGCGCCATGTGCACACGATACCGCCTCTTTGCAGCATCATATCTTTTATACCAGAATTCAATCAGCGTCACCTTCTGATCGCCTTCCGGTGTCTGCACCACAGCCTGTTCGTCCTGCCTGGTATACTCATCCTCACGAACATAACCCTTGGCAAGAGGATAATGCTCTTCCACCCACGCAATCGTGGTATGTGTCACCTTGAAGATCGCGCGGCCGTCCTGGATATTCTCATACTGCGGATCAGGGAAGATGTCTTCTGGATGCCAATTCAGTACATTGACCATGCCCTCGCCGCCCATGGCGTCGTTATCCCAAAAGATCTCTGCAACGCCTGTACCGACAACAGCAGCATCTTCCATGAGCTTCTGATACTTACTTTCCCATCCACTCTGATACAGCACAAAGGAAACGACATCCGTCATCTCTTCCGCGCTATTCATCGTCTCTTCCCGTTCCGGCACCATGACCGCCTCGGGCATGTTGTCCACCTGGTCGGCAATCACGTTATCAATACTGGAATTGAGCGTGCTGCCTGCCGGAGAAGTGTTGCTCTTCTTGTCGTGACGCAAGCGGCGCATCTTGCGCGCCTCCCGGATCTCGTTATGCTCTTCCCTGTGCTGATCATAGAAGAAGCGGAACAGCTCATAGCCGCGCCGCACCAGATTTTTCTGTTCTTCCGTCAGCGGCTGTTCGCCCATACTCGCATACCGCCCGGAATCCAACCGAACATCGCCCGGCAGAGCGGGCTTTTTCTTTTCTCTGACCAATGTTTTTCCCTCCTGCCGGGCGCAGATGCTTACATGTTGCCCGTATTTTCCAGAATCTTGTACAGCTGTTCCGGCATGTTCACGGTCTTGCCGCGCAGGAAGTAGAACAGCTCGCCGTTCAGGCCGATGGTCAGCACGTCGTCATTTTCGTTGATGCTCTTGGGCACCATCATCTTCACAGTCTTGTACTCCGCAACGCCAGCGCGCTCCATCTTCTTCTTCATATCCGTTTCGGTCGCCTTGATCTTCTTCTCGAGCACGTTGCTCGCCTTCTTGACATTGCCTGTAGTCGTGGTAGCCATAATCCTTTTTCCTCCTTATTCAAAAAAACAGGGACGAGAAGCGATTCTCGTCCCTTGGTTTATAGATGCTTACGCGCTGAAACCGCACTCGATGCGGCACGCATATTCCGGCTGCAGCAGCTTAGCGGCAAAGCCGTCCATCTTCCAGCCGACAGTAGAGATCTGATGCAGCGGATCAGCGGTGCCCGCGCTGCCGGCCGGATTGACGATCACGCGCGGCTCAGCGCCCGTCAGGCTGGTGTAACCGTAGGCATACTGGCCCAGCACAATGACGCTCGCCACGTCTACGCCGCCGGCACCCGCGCCTTCGAAGACCTTCGCCTCCGTGGTCTCCACAATGCGGCATCCGAACAGATGGCCGATCTCACCCTTCAGGATACCCTCCTTCATCTGGTACTGGCTGACCTTGACGAAGTTGTCGTCATCTTGCAGATCGTAGGTAGTGTCCGGCGTCACCAGCGCCACGTAGTAGCCGTCGGAGAACGGCTGCGCACCAGACTTCTTGAGCGTGCGGACCGCCTTACGCAGCTCCTTGGTGGTCAGCTTATCCTCTTTGGTCAGCGCATCGCGGCTGGCCTTGCCGCCCGCAAAGATAACATTGGTGCTGGTCGCCAGTTCGTCGCGCACAACCGCGTCGATGGTCAGGCGGCCCTGATCACCCAGCAGCTTGATCTTGCGATCCAGATTCAGATCAAAGTGCGTCAGATCCAGCAGATCGGTAGTCTCGATATACTTGCCGTACTGATTCAGCTTCACGAGGATTTCCACCTCCGCCAGCTGCTGCGCATCGCCCGGCTGGCCCTCGGTCAGCGTGGTCGTATCCGCTTCAAGCGGAATCAGCTTTCGGAAGGACATCGTGGTGCCGCTGTTCTTGGGGAACGGGTGCATATCGCCGAACTGCAGATGCGCAAGCAGCGGCTCAAAGGTCTTGAGCAGATTCTTGTTGTAAGTCGTAATCATGCCCGGAGACAGAGCCGGGGTCTGGGTAGTCATCATAAATCAAATTCCTCCTTGTCAGATGCGGATTTTCTCTCCGCGCGCGGCGCGCTCTCTGACATTCGCAATGAATTTCTCATACTGCGCGTCCGTCATGTTCTTGATGGGATCAACCTCCGGCGTGCTGCCTGCGGAAGTTCTGCGCGCAATCGGTGCGCCGCTCTTCTTTTTGGCCGCCGTCGGCTGGGTCTGATAGGCGAGCCTGGCCTTGTAGGCAATGGCGGCGTCTCGTACGCTGACGCCGTTGCTCATTTCCTCTCTGGCAGTCTCGTCTTGGGAGAAGGCAAGCAGTTCTTCCCTCGTCCATTTCTTGGACAGCAGATACTTCACGTCCGCGACCTGCTCTTCGCTGGCCGTCTGCGTGTCGGGCTGCTCCTGCTGCTGCGCTTTGAGAATCTTCTTGGCTGCCTTGACGCTGATTTCCGGATCTTCCGCGTTCATCTGTCGCGCCAGATGTTCATTGACAATCTCGGCAATCTGTGCCTTGCTCAGCTTACCGCCGCCCAGCTCGCTGAGAAGCTTCTGTTCCTGATTCTTGAGCGCCGCCGCAATGCGACGGGAGAACTTGTCGCCCTCTTTCCCCTGCTGCTCGTCATCATGCTGCTCTTCCTGCGCGCTCTGGCCGTCGTCGCCCTCGTTATCGACCGTTTCTTCGCCGCCCTCATCGCCGGCATTCAGACTGGCAAGCACTTCCTCAACGGAAATCTCCGTCGCCTGCGCGTCGTCCGCAGACTGTTCCACCACAGTGCCAGCTTCCTGGCCCTGGGCAGCGACCGAATTTTCGATATTCTCCATAAATCCTCCGATATCGCCCCTGTTTGGCGTCGTCAGCCTTTCGGCGTATGAAAAAAGCAGGCCGTCGCCTGCTGATTCCCATTGTGTTTTAGATCGAGTTACCCCTAAAAACACATCATAATTTCAAAATCCCGCTATATTTTGTAGCTTTTGAAATCAAGTTGAGTGCTTCGGGGCTTAAAAGTTTGACTTGACCATTTTCGCGACCTGACGAAAATGGTATTACTTGAGCGGATTCCACTTCTCCGGCGGCTTATTAACCGTCGGACGCGGCGCAATCGGACGCGCCATGAGGAAATACCGCGTTTCGTCGTAGATGTGATCCTCGCCGCTGGAATCAATGTCCTCCGGCTTGTGCGGATCGTAGACCAGCGAAGGAATTGTCCGGACAAAATCCTTGCAGGTGTTGAACACATACAGCATCGGCTTGCCTTCCTCGTCAAACTTCAGCCGTTCATGCAGCTGCATCTTGCCCGGAAGCCGCGTATTGTCTCCCTTCCTGAAGTAAACGCCCGAGAATTCCTTGCGGATCATCTCTTCCACGCTCATGCCGCGGCTCTTGTCCCAGATTGCAGGGTCGGCAATGCCGTCAATGTGCAGCCCTTCCCTGAATTCCGGCTCGAGGAATTCAGATAGCTTCTTGCCAATCTCGCCCGGCGAGAGCGCCAAGCCTACATTCGCCTCGCCCGGCACACAACCGTACAGCTCCTTGTACCGATACGCGCGCCCTTCTGTATCCACAGCCCATACGCCGAACGAGAACGGGCGCGTGAAGCCATGATCGAAGCTCACATACCGCGTCCAGTTGAGCGGAATCGGCATCGGATCAATTACGTGCGTAAACAGACCGTCCTCATAATGCGCAGGATCGTCTGTAAACTCCGGAAATGCCTGGCCATCAAACGCATCCCACTTGCCCAGCAGAAGCGCCTCACGGAGCGCACGCGGCTTCTGCTCAAGCTCTAGCACATAGTCCTGCGTGATGTGCGGATTGTCCACCACCGTTGCGGGAATGTACTGCACCTTTCGGATCTCCGTCTTGCCAAGCACTTCCGACTTGACCTGAATCTTGCTTACTTTCTTGCCCGTGTCCGTCGGATCGACAAACCGCTGCTTCACCCATGCATGCCCCGGGCCGCCCGGGTTGCTCGCGCTGCGAACACACGGCACAATGCCAAGCCGCTTCTCTGCACGCAGACGTGTGCGCAGATAGTCGTACATCGCTTTCGTGAAGTGCGTCAGCTCATCAAAGTACAGCCAATGAATCTCCGCTCCCTGATACTTCAGCAGGCCTTCACCCTCGTTCTGAAGGTGGCAGAAGTGCACCACGCTGCCGTTGATGAAGCGCATCTCATGCGCGCTGGCGTTATACGTTCCCAGCTCCTTCGGCACAATCCGCTGCATCGTTCGCACAAGCGTCAGCTCCAATTCCGGATACGTCCGTCGGAACATATACGCATGCGTATCGTCCCATTGGATGCACCGCATGAACGCATCCCAGCACAGCGAATAGCTCTTGCCGCCGCCAGCTGCACCGCCGTACAGCACCTCATCCGCAATGCTGTCGTGAAGCTGCCATTGCTTCTGCGTCGGTTCGTAATCAAAGACGATGTTCATTTACTCTTCGCCGCTTTCTTCGCGCTCCGGCATCCGCGGACGCACGTTCATGCCCGAAGCAAACGACACCGTGACTTCCTGCTTGTTATCGCTCACAGCACGCACGCCGGCGCGATCAAGCACATCTCGGCGGGCGTTCTGGCTCAGATATCCAAACGCATCGTCACGCTCCTTCAGCGCATCCTTGATCGTCGCTTCCATCACCTTCGGTGCCGCGAGCTGCGCCATCGACTGCGCTACTATCGTTCGTGTCTGCATTCGCTTATTCAGCCGGCTTACTTCGTCGCTGCTCGTAACAATCTTGCTGATCGTCGATTGATTCACGCCGTACTTCTCCGCAAGATCCTTCTGCCGCACGCGATGACCGCCGTACTTTTCCGGGAAGATCATGCTTTCAATGTACGTCAGTACAATTTCTTCCTTCTCTTCCTCAGTCAGCACTCTTTCGTTCGCTGCCATTTAAACCGCCCTCCTTCCTTCTCCATATAAAAAGCAAAAGCGCCCATGCCTTCCTCGGCATGAACGCTATTGCTTATTGTCTCTCTATTTCAATTTTCATTTTTTCTCCCGGGGTGGGTTCCGGTAGGCGGTTGGGGAGGTATATATACGTTATATTGTATATACCCTACCCCTACCCATCCCGGGCACCCCGTCCGGGTCCGTTGCGAGAATTTTCATTTTCCCAGAGCGCCGGAAAAAAAGAGAAAAAAACAAAAAAAGCATGTCATTTGGGTCTTGTACCCACACGGATGCACGCATTGCCTGCGCTCCCGCGCGTGCACGTTGCATCTGTGTTGCATCGCGCTTCCATTCACACACGTGCATGCACCCGCACGCCCACGCACACTCACGCGCCCACCTGCCCGGGCACATGCGCACCCAGGCACACACCCCCGGGAGAGGGTGCAGACAGTCGACCAGCTAAGCCACCAGCAGCCATCCCACCCATAAAGCCATCCACCCGCGCGCAGGAGCGATCCTGCGTGTGCGAGCTGGCGCGAGTGCTCAGCCGGTCGCTGTCCAGAAAGGAGATTATACGATGGACATACTATATTCTAAGCGTGGCGAACATGAGCGAAGGCCACGCAAAGAACCGGCATTTATTCCCCGCACATTCAAAACAGATGTAATGAAGGAACGCGGGGAAGCGTGCACGCATAAAGCCCGTGCGCGATGACGCCGGGCTTTTCTTGATAGCGTGTATTATTATACTTGCGAGAGCTGCACGCGCCGGGAGCCTTGGGGAGCTCCCCGCGGCGCTCCGCAAGTATAATGTATCACGTCAAGAAAAAGCTGTCAACGCGACGGAATGCGCCGCTTCATGACATTTATATATGTGCGCTCATGCCCCGCTGGCGCTCCCAAGCATCCCGGATCAGCGCAGAAAATTTCTGCAAATTGGGTCTTGACAGTATGGTGCACCCCATGATATTATGAGTGCGTCAGGAGGCACCACCCTCTTGACGGACACGGCGTTAGGCATAACAGAAAGCGAGGGGAAAAACAATAGAGGAGAAAAGGAAACAGACGGCGCAGGATCGCTATCAGGCGAAGACCCGCCGCAGATACGTGCTCAACCTGAACAAGAACACAGACCCGGACATACTTCACCACCTCGAAGCCCTGGACAATGTGCAAGGCTACATCAAGTCTCTGATCCGCGCTGACATCGCCAAGTGCCAGCAGGAAAAATAAAAAATCCCCGGCAACCGCGCCAACGGTTAACGCCAGGGATGCACCACCCAACCACCACGAAGGACGGCACACGATCATTATAGCATGGTGTGCCGCCGCATGCAAGCGAAAGGAGCGCACACCATGAAGAAGGACGTTTATCAGGAAGTCACCGACCGCATCATCAGCCAGCTCGAAAAGGGCATCATCCCGTGGCATAAACCTTGGATCACCAGCCACGCCGACCAAGCCATCAGCTACAGCACCGGCAAGCCGTACAGCCTGCTCAACCAGATGATCCTTGGCAGGCCCGGCGAATACCTGACCTTCAACCAGGTGCAGCAGGCCGGCGGCCGTGTGAAGAAGGGCGAGAAGGCCGGCATGGTTGTCTTCTGGAAGTGGCTCGATGTTGATGACGATCAGAACCCCGGCGAGAAGAAGCAGGTGCCCTTCCTGAAGTACTTTAACGTCTTCCACATCGACCAATGCGAAGGCGTGAAGCCCCGCCACGAAGTCACCCTGACCGGCGAAGATGAGACCGACGCAGATGCGGATGCGATCATCACCGGATACCTCCAGCGCTCCGGCGTCAAGCTGATCCACCGTGAAGGTGACCGTGCCTTCTATAAGCCGAGCACCGACAGCGTAACCCTTCCGCTGGTTGCCCAGTTCAAGGACATCGCCGAGTATTACAGCACAGCTTTCCACGAGCTGACCCACAGCACCGGACACGAAAGCCGCCTGAACCGCCTTGCCAAGTGTGCCTTCTTCGGATCTGAAGAGTACAGCAAGGAAGAGCTGGTCGCAGAGATCGGCGCAGCTGCGCTGGTCAATCACGCCGGCCTCGAGACTGCCGCCAGCTTCCGCAACAGCGCCGCTTATATTCAGAGCTGGCTGAAGGCGCTGCGCAATGACAAGCGCATGATCGTCAGCGCATCCGGCCAGGCAGAGAAAGCCGTGCGCCTGATCCTGGGCGAGGACGAAGCCGCCGCCTGACACACAATCAAAGAGCCGACCCACACGGGCCGGCCCTTTTTTATTGGTCTTCCTTGAGCATCTTCAGGTATGAAAGCACCGTCTGATCATCAGCGCCGGAGTACTTGTGTGCCGTTTCCTTGGTCTGCAGATCTGCGCAGTATGCTTCAAAGAACATGCGTGCCTTCACGCTGGCAATCCGTCTGCACACCTGATACGCTTTCACTCTGGCACTTTCCAACTTCCGCACAAGCTCCGTTTCCCGTCTCTCCATGCTGTCAAGCCGGATCATATGCTCTGCCATCATGTCGGCATGGCTGCTTCCCTTGGGCATTCCATCCATGCTCGGACTGTGCAGCGCAATGATCCTCTGTTCTTTCAGATCTTCACGCAGCTGCAGCAGCTCTTTATAGATTCGGCGCACACTCCGCAGCACTTCTGCATCTTTATCGCTGATAACCATTCACACCTCCATACCTATCCGATTCAGGCGCAGCCCTCGCCGCGCTTCTCCAAACACACAAGCCCCACAGCATACGCCTGCCATTCATCAGCTGCGAAACCATAGAACCAATCAGGATTTTTCTTTGTCCCCTTGCCCCGCTTCAGATCATGCTTGGCAAAGCGATCAATCAGCGCGCGCTTGATGTTCGCATCGCTGGCTCTGCTGTCATGGCAGATTCGTTCCTTCTCTTCCATCCGGAAGACACGCGAGTTTGAGATACCAAGCATGTCCGCGAGTTGTTCAAGGCGGCCGATCATCGTACACGTATCAAACACATCCGCACCGACAGCCATGCCATAGCTGGCGATCATCTCAATCGCAATATGCTGGATGTTCTTTGCGTTGAGCTTGATATAATCCAGCAGCTGCGCATTGGACACCTTCGCTTTTTCATGCGGGAAATACGCATCATCCATCAGACAATATGCGCTGTCAATATTGCCCGGATCAATTGCGAGAATCATACACAACACCCTCTTCCCAATCCATCTCAGACTGAAAGCGCGTGGGCCGCCAGTCTGTACATCTGTCGCAGGATGTGCAGCGCATCCTGCTTCGGATCGCGCTTCGATAATGCCCATTGTATTCCAGCTTGGGCGCGCCGCCGCATCGCCTGCATGCGCTGGGCACATACGGTTCTTCTACTCTGGCAGCCATCACATCACCTCGCCGATGTTGATTGTCGCCCAGCTCCTGCCGTCCCGATCAAAGGCAAGCACATTATCCAGCGCCTTGCACAGAGGGCAGCCGGCGCAGGTATCCTCGCCACAGATCCTGCATTTGTTTTCGTGCGCACTCAGCACCAGCGCATCAAGCGTCTGCTGGCTGATGATCATTGCATCCTTTTCCTGTGCCGCCGTCGGGCCAAGCTTGAGCTTGTACTTCATGTGCTGCATCGTCAGATCCACGCCGGCTCTCTTCTCCGGCGGGATGGTCTGGCGAATGTGCCGCAGCGTCTTGAGCATCACAGAGGCCAGCATCTTGGCGTCACGCCAAGCACCCGGGATCGCATGAAGCCTGGCAGGATACTGCTCGATGTAATCTTCCAGCGCATCCAGCCCGGCGCAGACACAGAAAAAAGCATTCAGCTCGCCCTTGTTCATGCGCATGATGGGCAGCAGCGTTTCGTTATTTTGCTTCATCGTCATGCTTCACCGCCCCGAGCATGCCATCCGGAAGATTGATGGTGATCCTGTCATCCTCTTCGCGCAGCTGCTCCTCGACCGTCTCAACATCCTTGATGATACTGGCAAACGTTTCGCAGGCCGTATCAGAAACATGCTCCTCATCCATGTTAGTGATGAACGCTTCAAACGCTTTCAGGCCACCAATCACACGTTGAATCCTCTCGTTCTTTGTCAGGTCTCGCATTGTTTTTTCTCCTCTCTTGTTCGGCCTTGACATTGTCAAGAAAGTACAGCCACAGCGGCTTATCAATATGCTCATGCCCAAGGCTGGGCGCACCCTCAATGTCCTTCACAAAACACCACAGCGCTTTGTCATTCAGCTTCGAAAGATGCGGCTTGATGAAGTCAATCACCAACTTAGGCATATACGTACCCCTGCCAAGTGCGTACCTCACCGCGCACACAAGCACCGTCCCGAAGTCATCATCAAACGGATCAATCAAGATCCTGTCCTTATTCGTGAGCCGTGCCATCAGTCATACTCCTTCTTAAGCAGACGCCGGGCCACCTTCAGATTGTCCCGGACAACAGATTGATGCGGTTCTTTAGGCCACTTGCGATAGAGTTCGCCCCAGTCTTTCGGGGCAGGCTTTGCATAGAAAGCATCACGATCTTTCTGGAACTTAATCAAGCGCTCCTTCTCTTCCTTTGCTTCCTGAATCAGCGCCATCGCTATAGCCAGATTATCCATGCGCTTCATCCTTCCACAGCATCCTGCAGCTTCGGCTTCCTTCCGGACAGCTGCCGCTCACGCATCCCGGCCCCGCCTTTTCAAAGATCTTGGGCGCTTCCTTCTGGCATTCCTTGAGCATGGCCCACGCCAGTTCCCGGATCTCCCATTGCGCATGTGTGCAGCAGCGCAGCTCAAAGAAGTGCAGCAGCTCGCGCGCGTTCATCGTCACCAGCAGGCAAGTCGCCGCCGCATTGGGCAGTACAAAGCGTGCGTCTTCGTTGGCATGCGTCTTCTTTCTGCCGTTCTGCACCAGGCGCTCAGACCATTCGCAGTACCATTGATTGATCGTCATCATCTGCCGGGCGAATTCATCTTCAGCTTCCTTGCCCAGCTTGCTGATCTCCGGCGGGATCACAAAGTCAAAGCCATCCATGGACATATAGCGCTGAGACTGTACAGAGAAGGACGCAATGCGGTGGCGCGTGAGCTGGGCCAGCAGCGCACGGCTGACGCCGGACACATAGAACGTGAAGGTTGCATGCTCCGTCACAGAAAGATGATTGCCATCAAGCGCATGCTCAAGCGCCTTGCTTGTGTTCCCGTTGCCGGAACAGATGGAAGCTGCGAAGCCTGCCAGCCAATCCGGATACTGCGGCTTCTGAATCAGGGTAACTCTCGGCTTAACCTTCATGGATAGCCACCTTCTTTCCCTGCCTTCTTTTGCTCTTCGGCGCTGCCAGATATCTGGCAATGCTGCGAACACTCACGCGCTTACCTTCGCACGCACCTTCGATGCGGCCGTCGGCCAGCATCGCATAAACCGTCGCGCGCGTTACGCTCAGAATCTGCGCGGTCTGCGTCTTGTCCACATACTCTCCATACCTGTTGACAAGTTCTTTTTCAGTCTTAATTGTGCTGTTGTCCCACAGGATGGAATGCAGCCGCTGCTCAAGAAATTCGATGCGCTTTTCCATATCTTCAATGCGCGCCATCATCAGTTCATCACTCATGTTCCGGTTCTCCCTTCTCTTCTGCAAATACATTGCCGCCGTGTCCTTCGACCAGCGCCACACACAGCGCAGCCAGAACGCCGAAGCCGCCGGCCATACCCAGCATAGCGATCAGATGGATGACGGCCAGTTCCCCGGCCATCATCGCAATCATCCCAAGTACAACACCGAAGACCATCACCCCGGCCATACCACCAAAGGCAAGCACGCCCACCCTCGCCAGGTTGCGGCGAAGTGCAGCGCTGAAGATCTCCGGATCAAAACCTTTATCCATATCAGACATCTCCTTCTCTGCGATGCATGGACTTCTCAGGATCGAAGCCGTCGGGGTATCTCCTTTTCAGCTTCTCAATGTTGGTGTCGAAAACTTCGTCGAGCGTGACGTGCAGGATCTCGCAAAGCAATGCCAGATACCACGCCACATCACCCGCTTCTTTAATCATCTTGTCCTTATCCAACGGATGCCCTTGAAAGACACTCTTCTTGATAGCATCGGCCACCTCGCCGGCTTCCCCTGCCAGTCCAAGCGCAGCGTTTGTCAGCCTTCGGCATTCAGGATTTGCCGTGCGCATCGCCAGCTTCTGATATTCATTGCCTGTCATTTGTTACTCCTCCAAACATATCAATCTGCCCTTCAACTGGCAAGATCTTCTTGGGATCGTTCGTGAGTGTCCTGATAATCTGCCTGTATCCCTTTGGCGCAGGCTTATCGAACAGGCCGCATGCTTCCCACTTCTTCACCCAGTCCGTAGCAATCGAAGCGGATGTGCCATATATCACGCACTTAAACCATCGTCTGTTGCCGTGCTGGTATGTGTACAGGTAAGGACAATCCCTACACTTCTTCCCCGGCGTTGTACCGAAGAGCTTGTGCATAGCATAGATTTTTCGTAAGACCATCGCTCACGCCTCCATATCCAGCAAATCAAACAGCGTCGGTGCAGCGGCCTGTGCTTCTGCCGCTTGCAGATATCCCACGCCATCTCGGAAGTAATCCACGTTCAACTCGGTACCCATACCCCGGCGGCCCATGTCCAAAGCTACCTTCGGTACTGTGAACAGACCAGCGAAAGGATCAAAGACCAGATCCCCCTCGTTGGAATAGCGCCGGATCAATCGCTCCACGATATCCAGCTGCAAAGGACACACATGCATCTGTGCCCGGCGCTGGCTCTGCGAAGTATTGAGTGTGCGCATGCGGTTGATATCATCCCACACCTGATCCGTCCAGCTGCCAGGCGCAACCACCATGAACGTCGCCGGCAGCTTGCCATCCTCATCCAGCTTAAGCGCCAGCTTCACATGCTCGTCATAGCTGTACACATTGTCCCGGCTGAACTGACGGTACAAGGATTGCAGCTTGGTGACCGGCGCGCTGGCCAGCTCCTTCTTTTCCACCAGCCTGTCGCCACTAGAGCGCCAGTAGCCGTGCGCATCGATCTGCCATTGAGCGCGCGTGTATTCTTCCTTGCTCTTGGTGACAGGCTCGTCCGCATAGGCGCGGCTGGTATCCGTGGGCAGCTTGCGGAAGAGCAGGATATATTCCGGGCAACCAACGCCCATCTTCGTGCCATCCTTGCATTGCTCCGTCCAGCCCAGGCGATACGTCTGGTTGTTCTCCCTCACAACATCGGTGACAACCGTGATCATGCCGAAGTACTGGAAGCCATGGCGCATGTAATGCTGGATGCACATCGCATGGAACGGCTCCATCGTAGGCATGCCCGTGCCCGTTGCATTGCCAAAGAGAACACGATCTTTCACATGGCAGGCGAACACGCGACCGGGCCTCAGGATCTTGAGAAGGTTCGGGCTGAGATAATCCATCTGTTCAAAGAACTTGCCCGTGTTCTCGTTGTGTCCGAAATCGTTGTAGCTCGGTGTGTATTCGTAGTGATTAGAGAATGGAATGCTGGTCACAATCAGATCAACGCTGCTTTCCTGCATCCTGCTCGTTTCTTCCACGCAGTCTGCATGGATCGCCTTGAAGCGTTCGCCGCAGACTTCCAGTCTTTCAACGCCCATACTGCGCTGCATCCTTTCCGCAATCAGGCCATTGTGCAAGCCGTACTTCTTGACGATGGCAACCATCTGACGCTGCAGCTCATCATGCTGCGCCCACTTTTTAAGCAGCGCCGCCTTGACCTGCGCTTCGCTCTCCGTGTAGATGATGTCGATGATCACCTTCTCCGTCTGAAGGAAACGATAGATGCGATGGATGGCCTGAATGAAATCATTGAACTTATAGTCGATACCCAAGAAGATTGCCCGATGACAATGCCGCTGGAAGTTGCAGCCCTGTCCGCTGATCTCTTTCTTGGTTGCCAGCAACCGGATGCGTCCCTCGGAGAAGTCGACCACGCGCCGCTCTCGCTCGTCCAGATCCTGCGTGCCGTACACTTCCACGGCTTCAGGGATTACCTGCTTGATGGCATGGCGCTCGCTTTCCAGATCATGCCACAGGATGAAATGATCATCAGGCGCAGCGCTCACCAGCTCCACCATTTTGCGGACCCGCGCAAAAAGGCTCTCGCGTTTTTCCCTCGCTTCGTCCTGAAGAGAGATGCTTGCATCCCGGATCAGCTTCACCTGTCCATGCTTGTCTGTACCTGCGCTCGCATGATCCACCGGGATCTCATGCCAGCGGATGTCCAGCTCCGGCAGATCATAGCCTGCGTCGCTGTATCCCAGGTCGCTGGGCTTACTCAGCAGCAGCGCCCAGCTGGCCACCCACAGCCAGAACTCCTGTTCCTTGTGCGGGTAGAGCGTCAGGTTATTGGCCTTGGTGCTGTCCCTCTGAAAGAATCTGGTGAGCGCCTGCCCTGTGTCCATGATCTCAAGAAAGCCGGCGTAATGAATCAGCTCTTTGAACTTGTTCGGGGATGGCGTCGCCGTGCAGACCAGCTTATACTTGACGCCCTTGAACTTGTCGAGGAAGGTTTGATAGGTCTTGCTGCCAAAGCTGCGAAGCACGCTGGCCTCATCCAGGCAGGCCGTGCAGAACTGGCGCGGATCAATGTCGCCGTCGCGCACGCGCTCATAGTTGGTCATGACAATCTCACCGCCAAAACCTGCAGCCTCTTCCATCGTGCGCACATACACCGGCGCAGGGTATCCAAGGATGCGCTCGGCATCCCTGGCAAACTCCTGCTTTACCCCTAAGGGTAAAACAATCAGCGCCTTCGCATGAGCATGGCCATTGCTTCGCTCATGCTGTACGGTCTGGTGACAGAACTCCAACTCCTGTACCGTCTTGCCCAGGCCGAAGGATTCAAACAATGCGCGCCGACCTCCGCGGCAGGCCCACATCACAGCATCCTTCTGGTGATTCATGAGCGCAGGATTGACAGCTGCAGGATCTACATCAAATCCGCTGGCCGGGGCGATGACCACCTTCCCCTTGAGGAAATCCGTGTAGTTCATACGCCACCTCCGCAATACTCTGGCAGATTCGCTCTGACCAGCGCCGCCGGGATCGGGGGACACACCGCATTGCCGCAGCGCGCCACCTGTTCGGACTTAGGATACTCCTTACCGTCCGCATCCACGTCGATGATGTAATCAGCCGGGAATCCCTGTGCATCAAATAACTCACGCGGCGTCAGCATGCGCAGACCAATGTCAACGATCTGATAATCCTGCCCGTGTACAGTCACCAATCCCATCCGATCCTTTGCCGTGACCGTAGGTGCCGGTTTGTCGCATGGTGCAGAGCTGTCGCCGGAGCTGTAATACTTGATCAAAAATGCCTTGACTTCTGCAAAGTGTCCGATACCAGCTGTCACTGTATTGAGCGGCTGGTCAACAGGCTGCCCGTCGCAATGGTTATTGAACTGCGTAACATGCACAGCACACATGGCATTATGATCAATGGCTGTCACCGTAGACAGCGGCGCTTCCGGGCTGCTTCCTGTTACGCCACCGTAATACTTGGAGATGAACGTAGATACCAGACCGTAACGATTGGATGCATCCACCGTACGAATAGGCTCATCAATATGCTGGCCGCGCACGTTGTCGCCAGCCTGTTCATCGTGATACTGGATCAGATTTGGCGCAATCATCATGTGATGGCCGCCCGTCGTGATCGTTCCAATCGGATTGCGTGCATCGCTGCCGGCCGCATTCTCGTTGTTGCACATGAGCACCGGCGTCACCACGCCTGTACCATGCTTAGCCGTGATGGTATCAAGCGGATCTTCAACCGCCTGTCCTCTGAAGTTATCGCCGCCGTGGTTTACCTGCACAATGAACGGGCGCGGATTGTTGATAACAAACTTCATGATGCCGCGCGCAATCCTGCGCATGGTCTTCTCGCTCAGCGGACGCACCGCACGGATTCCGTACTGCTTGAAGATTTCTTCGCTGGATGCAAAGATGCTGGGACACGGAAGATTGAAATCCAGCACATCAGCAACCGGTATCCAAGGCTTCTTGAAACCCGCGACGACTTCCAGCGTACCCGGCTCTGCATGCGTAGGCTCCGGCCATACAATCGGCTTTCCGTCGCATCTGGCAATCAGGAAGAACCGCTTGCGGATCGTAGGCGCTCCATAATCACAGGCACGAAGCAGGCGTGTTTCAACACGATACCCTTCACGTTGAAGGTGGCGAAGGAATCTGCGGTATGTTTCACCGGCTCGTCGAGGATCGGGCCTGTTGTTCTTCTTGAGCGGCCCCCAGCTTTGAAATTCTTCGACATTTTCCAGCATAATTACACGTGGATGCACACGTCTCGCCCACTTCACAGCGACCCAGGCAAGGCCGCGGATGTTCTTATCAACCGGCTTGCCGCCCTTCGCTCTGCTGTGATGCTTGCAGTCAGGAGAGAACCAAGCCAGCGCAACCGGCCTGCCCTCGCATGCTTCGACCGGATCAACAGCCCAGACATCCTCGATATAATGCTTGGTTGTCGGATGGTTCGCTCTGTGCATGGCGATAGCTGCCGGATCATGGTTGATTGCAATATCAACGCTCCGGCCAATGGCAATCTCAATGCCAGTAGATGCGCCGCCACCGCCGGCGAAGTTGTCCACGAAGATTTCATTCTTCATCACGCATCCCCCTCCGGCGGTTTACGCAGCGGCAGTCCGCATTCCGGGCAATGGTTATACCAATGCTCGATGAATTCCCCACATCTTTTACAGATTGTGGACAGCTTCAATGCCCAATCTTTGCAGCCGGCTGAGTATCCAATTAGGCCGCCGCGGCTTCGGCGCTTCTTCAAGCACCTGCCATCTCGGATCTCTGGATCCTCGTTCCTCTGGAAGTGAATACACGTGGCACATTTCCCACGGTAATCATTATGTTTCATGTGTTTCTTGCTCCTTGTTTCTTACTCGTTTTCAATACGTTTCTTATACCGGGCGCATTGGCGCACGCTCCGGTTAAGTGATTCTGCAGCAGTTTCCAAACTCATCGCGTTGAGATAATACATGGCGCAGAATGCGTATTGTTCCGGCTTCATGCTGTCCATGTGTTTGCGCGCCTCTTTCTCTACCCGGATCATGCGCTGTGTCTCTGCTCTGAGCTTGTTGTCAAAATACTTTTTCTCGTTCTCCGTCATCGCCTTGTGCAGCTGGTTCTTCAGACCACGAATCAGCAGCACCTGGGCGCGCACAGTTTGAAAAGCCTTTCCCCTCTCCGTCATGATTCCTCCGCAAATCGCATCACATTTCCCCTGAAGACCACGCGGATTATGCCGCGCTGTCCCTGCCTGTTCTTGGCGATAATCAATTCCATTCGCTTGCCGCCGAACTCATCGGGCGGTGTCCCGTCATCGTGCACAAAGATCACCACGTTTGCATCCTGCTCAATGCTGCCGCTCTCGCGCAGATCGCTGAGCACCGGCCGGCGGTTAAACTTTGCATTGTCTCGGTTGAGCTGAGCAGCTGCCACAACCACCACGCCCAGCTCCATGGCCAGCGCCTTGAGGTCGCGCGTGATCTGGCTGATCTCGTTGACCCTGCTGCCAAGGTTCTGCTCCGGTCGAAGCAGGCCGATGTAATCCACGCACACCATGTCCAGGCCGCCCTGATCTTTCAGCCGCACAGCCAGGTTGCGGATGTCGCTCACCCGGCAGATCGCCGCTGCATAGTGCTGGATATTCTCAAGCCCGTATGCCGCCATACCCTCGCTGATCCGGATGTTCTCCTTATCGCTCAGCGGTTCCAGTTTGATCAATCTGGAGAAGGCAATCTGCGAGATGTGCGCCAGCGTGCGCTGGGCATTCTCTTCATCGCTCATTTCCAGGCTGATATATAAAACCTTCTTGCCCTTGCCACCGGCGGCCAGCGCCATGCTCAGCAGCAGCGCGCTCTTGCCCACGCCCGGACGCGCGCCGATGACAACAAAGTTGCTGGGGATCATGCCGCCGTTCATCATGCCGTCAAGCAGATCCATGCCCGTAGTCACGCGCTGGGGAAGCTGCTGGGGATTCTCCCTGGCGTCCAATTCACCAAGCACCAACTCAAGCATGGAACGCGTGGTGACCGCCGTGCTTCCTGCAATGATTTCCTTGAGCTGATCGCAGGCCGTAAGACATACGCTGGACACAGGCGCATCCGGCTTGGAAAGCGCCGCGGATGTATCGACCAGCACCCTGCTGATCTCCCGCTTGAGCGCATTGTCACGGATGATCTGCGCATGCTTGAGCGCCAGGTCGATGCTGAAGCCCATGCCGCCGGCACAGATATTCACCAGCTCATCGTCAAGCCCCGTCGCTTCGACCATCGTCACCAGATCAATCGGCTGCTTCTTCTGCTCAAGATCCAGCGCCGCCTTGAAGATCGCCTGATGCTCCGCGCTTTCAAAGTGTGAAGGCAGCAGGCCCGTCTCGCTGGGGCGCAGCGTGTTCTGAACGATAGCGCTGAGCAAACTCTGCTCAGCTGCCGCCGATAATCTGTACTCCTGCATACGGATCGTAGCCCTCCGACTGTCTGCCGCCGCTGTCTCTGAGGATCGCGCGGTAATAGTTCACGCTGATGCCACCGCGGTTGTCGCTCTCGCTGGCCTTCTTCAGCGCCGCTTCCAGCACGTCAAATCCGTGAGCGTCCGCGTCTTCAAGCAGCGCATCGAGCGTCGCTTCGCTGTCCGTCAGACGATATCGGCGTATTAAACCATCGGCACGCTGAATGTTTGCAACGCGGTCAAGAAGCTCCCTGCCTTCTTCGTCATCCTCGTCATCCTCGGGCGGGAGCGCGTGCGGATACAACAGCCCCTTCTTAGGTTCTTTAAGTTCTTTAAGTTCTTGGATGTGGGGATCTGTTGGGGACTTGCCGGGGATCTGTTGGGGATCTGCCGGGGCGCTTGCTGGGGATTCTGCTGGGGAAAATGCTGGGGAATTGTCGGGGAGTTTGCCGGGGATTTGCTGGGGCTGACAGCAATGCTCGTCATACTTGGGAAGGGTGATGACACTATACTTGCTCTTCGCCGTCACGATCACATGGCCCGTCTTCTTGAGATGCCCCAGCGCCGTGCGCACCTCGTCTTCGGTCAGGCCGCTGGCAATGGACAGCTGACGCCGCCCCGTGAGGAGCTGCCCCCGGAGAAGCGTTTCGCCTCTCCAAAGGGTCTCCTCATGGTTCGCCAGCAGCAGCATGATGATATACAGATAGCCGGTCTTCGGCTCGTCGTGCCAATCCCAGTCAAGCAGGGAACGGCTCAGCTTAATGAAGCCGTCTGACAATCCGTATCACTCCTCATCTGCTGTCCGTGATCAGCCGATCACACAAACGTTGCAGCCTGCCAGATTGTAGCGCAGCCAATCCGCAACAGCACGCACCGCGTAGAGCCTCCAAGCGCCGCCGTCGCCCTCGTACAGGGCTGCCTGCGCGTTCTCATTGAAGCGGAGAATGAACGGGCTGGTGACCTGCTCAACCTCGCAGAACGTGCGCAGCGGCGTCAGCGGAACAGGATTCTTCAGGCTCACATCGCCCACGGTCACCACGCCCGTCTGCACCTGAACCGTCTGCGTCATGCCGTCATCGCTCTTGCGCATGCTCTGTTCCTTGCTCACGCTGCCGGCCAGCGTCATGACCATGTCGCGCGCATCGCTCTTCTCAAAGCAGGTCTGCATCATCACCTGGAATTCATCAGTCTCAAGGTACTGACCGAACTTGATCTCCGGCACAGGAGCCTGGCAGAGGATGCGGCGATGGCGCGTCTTGTGAATGCCCAGCGCCGGGGACAGCACTTCAACCGTCGTTTCGTCCGTCACTCGCACGATGTGCGTTGGCCTGCCCTCGGCAAACATGCCATCCACGTCAGCTTTGATCATGTCCACCAGGCCATACAACGAGAAAACCGTCACAGAGGAAGGCTCGGGCATATCCGGCGGCAGCACTCTCTCCATTCGGTTGAGACGACCGCCGTAATACGCATAGGTGCCGCCATTGATGTCAATCGTCTGCACCTGCTCCGCGGCTTTCTGCATCTCCATGCCGGTATTGATCAGGAATTCTTCAACGGCGCGCGCCGTTTCGGGATTGGGATTCATCTGCTTATACATCTGCGTACCTCTCTTTCTTACACACCAAAGTCAATGACCTTGGGAAGGATCGTCGTGCCGTCCATCCTCGTCTGGCCCGGCGTCTGGTTGGTAATTTCCGTCGCCGTGACAGCGCCGGTCGCTTCATCCTTGGCGAGGAAGACCGTCTGCGCATTGGGTACCGGCGGCGCAAGCGTGCTCTTCACTTCCACCTTGAACTCGGCAGCGTCACGCTTTTCATTGGGCGCGATGCTGATGTTGATCGCAATCGCGCGCTTCTTCTTCGGATCGGTATTCGGATCGAAGACGTTCTCAAGCACGCGCTTGAGCTCATAATTGAAACGCTCCGTCAGGCTGCCATCCATCAGCTCATCAAGGTTGCGGATCTGTCTCTGGTTTGCCATCGCTCATCCCTCCTCAGAACGGCAGCTCATCATCATCAATCTGGGTACAGCCAGCATCCGCAGGCTTAAAAGACGGAGCAGCGCCCCTGCCGCCGCCATTACCCTGCAGTAGCTTCGGCTCGGGAATCTCGAAGTTGCCCTCGCGGATCGTCTGCACGCTGCGCGCTGCGCAGGCCTTGACGGCCGTATGTTTCTTGCCGTCGCTGCTGCCGATGTATTCTTCCTCGCGGAAGAGCAGGCCGATCAGCTTGCCCTTGAGATTCGCTTCGTTGAGCTGGCCACCCACCACGCATTGGAACGGCTCGTTGCTCTTGTCAATGCAGGTAATCAGACCCTTGAAGAAGGGATTGGTCGCGCCCTCGTTCGTCAGCAGGAAGCAATCATACGTGCCGCGCCACTTAGCGCCGCTTGCGTCCTTCTCCTTGGCGCGCTTGAACTGCGCATCGAAGTGTCCAGCGAACTCACCTTCGGCGATGTCGAACGCCAGCACAAGCTTCTGCGCCGGGCCGTTCTTGGTGTTCACCTTCTCGCAGCGCGCACCGGCGATCTTGCAGATGTAGCCGCCCGGCACAAGCTTCGGACCGCCGCTGCCGTCATAGGCCGCAGCCTGGTTGTAATCACTCGGAAGTGCGATCATTCTCTTAGCCCTCCATTTCGTAATAGGCGCGGATCGTCGCATCCACAGCCTTCAGGTCGTTCGGGATCTTCGCATCGGCAAACATGCCCATCGGAGATTTGACCACGCTCCTGCCGTCGTTCTGGGTGAGGAACCAATGGTCTACGCCGTCCGTCTCAGCCAGCAGCACGGTCGTAAACAGGCCGGCGACATTCAGCTTTTCATCCAGCATGCGGCCCTGCGTCTTCGGCTTGAGCATGCCGCTGTCATCGCGATCCGGATGATGCAGGAAGTACACAATCGCATCGTCCGTGCGCTTGCGCGTATCGATGTACGTACCGTCCTCCTGCCGCTCCCAGATCGTCGCGCTGCCCACGTCGCGCAGCAGATCATAGAAGCCCTTGGCCATGTCGGTAAACTTGCCGTAGCCCTTTTCCTCGGCCTTGTCGAAGGCGTCAAACGCCATCAGGTACTGGCTATCGTCGATGACGTAGCGCTTGTATTTGCCGCTGCGCACCGCGCGCTTGATCAGTTCATACATCATCGTCACGTTCGCCGCATTGCTCACGTTCACCACATGGTTGCCGAAGCCGTTGCGGAAGGGCAGGCGCTTGCCAGCCACGTTGAGCACGCACACCTCGCCCGGCTGGAAGTTGCGAAGGCTGGCGCTCTTACCGCTGCCGCTTTCGCCCAGAATCATTACAATCTCTGCCATTGTCTTTCTACCTTTCTTCGTCTTTGTAATCGATTTCAAACGGATTGCCCGTATCATCGTCGTATGGATTGCGGATATTTCCGTACCCGTGTCCCCAATCATCACAGCGGCCGCAGCCGTCGCACTCATTCTTCAGGAACAGCTTGCATCCGAACGCCATCGGCTTTCCCTCCCCATGCTTCTTCAAACTTGGCGAGAACGCTGTATGTGAACTGCTCCTCAGGGAATCGGTGCAGGATACCTTCCCAGTCTTCCGCGTCGTGGGACAGCGCCTTGGCAAACTCAAGCAGCTCTTCGCTGGTGAGCGCACCAATGTTCTTTAGCTCTATCGAATAGCTGGGCTTTCCCTCATTGTTCAGCCTGCCGGTGACGATCAGCGCTTCACCCTCAAGCTCAAACTTTCTGAGCCTGGCCATTCGTCTTCACCTCTTCCTGGATCTGCATCCACATCGCGCCCAAGCAGAACACCGTGCAGGCTACGACAATCGGCACACCGAACAACAGAATCAGCAAAACCTGAATCAGCGTCATGCAGCAGCAGCCCCCTCTCCCATTGTCTGGTCGAACACCATGCCATGCTTCTCAAAGAGGATCGACAGCAGCCTCATCTCAAACACCCGCAGCGTCCGCGGATGTTCGTAGCGGTTATAGAAGCTGTTGCGCTTGATCCCCGCTGCGTCAGCAACATCGGCCTTGTTCTTCGTGTGCATCCTGACCATCAGCAGGTCGATCTGCTCCCGGAAGTTATCGTCGGCCAGCTGCCATCTCGATTTCTTCATTGCGCTTTTCTCCTTTCCGTGCTATACTTTAGATGTGTTTTTTGCTCTGCTCCTCGTCGGCGTTGGCGCGCTGGCGGGAGCTTTTTTTATTTCCGTCCGGCGGTGGAAGCGCCGGATATCGGCTTCTTGGATTTGGTGCGTTGCCCGTCAGTTCAGCACAGGCAGTGGCATCGGATCGCCGCAGTTCTCGCAGTGGATCGTCGGCTCTTCGCTCAGCTCCGTCGGGAACGTGCTGGGATCGCGCTTCCATTTCAGCTTGCCATCCTTGCCATAGCTGGCAATGATCACGCCGTAGATCTTCGCAGAGAACAGACCTTGCTGCATCGGTGCGTGCGGATTGTGCTCCGGCAAATACTTCGTGCTGATGCAATGCCAAGCGCCCCACTTGCCATCGTATTTCTTGATGACCACTTCCGGCCCGTTCCCTACGACGTGCATCTGCTGGCACAGACAGCAGTCATAGCTGCCGTCGCCGCCTCTGCATTTCAGTCTTTCCGGCCTCGGGAAATGCTTGAAGTCAACAATGACCTTGCCGCCATCCTCAATGCCTGCGCCTTCCATACAATGGCCCACCACAGGGAACGCAACCATATCGGCAAACTTGACCAGGTTCTGAATGTCCCGATCCTTCAGATAATTCTCCGATACCGGAATATCAGGAAGCGTTTCCGGGAACTCGTCGCCGATGATGAGAACTTTACTTTTCATTGATCTTCACCTCGTTGCAAATGTTCAAGCACTTTGAACTTCCGGGGTAAAAAAATATAGACCAATCTCAGCGTCCGGGATCTGAAGAACCTGACACGCCTTCCGAATTTCATTCTGCTTCCACGGAATGCGATTGTTCAGCTTCAAAGACACCGTACGTTCAGATAAGTCCATACTATCTGCAAATTTAGCCTGGGTACCGCATATCTCAGTAATCTTTCCCAGCAGCTTCGCGTAATCAAACTTCATGTATCTCACCTCCATCCTTTGCTCAGAAGTTCAACTCCATTGAACAATTGTGATTCTAGCACACAGCTGAACTTGTGTCAATAGAAAATTCAATTATTTTGAACTTTTGTTTTTTGCTCTTGAACTTTTGTTCAAGACATGATACAATAAACAAAAACCAGAGGAGGCTGTAATGAATAAAGAAACAACCGCGTCACGTTTGAAACACCTGATGAAGTTGCGCAATTTGCGACAAGTTGACATTCTCAATCGAGCCCTTCCATATGCAGAACTGTTTGGAATCAAACTAAACAAATCTGACATCAGCCAATATGTTTCCGGTAAAGTTGAACCAGGGCAGGATAAACTCTTCATTCTTGGTGAAGCTCTGAATGTCAGTCCGGCATGGCTGTTGGGCTATGATATCCCTATGAATTGTGAGCAGGTTGTTTCTACTACTGACGCAATCCCCAACCACCCCGACATCCTTCCAGTCACTACGCAATACGTCCCCCTGCTGGGCGACATCGCCTGCGGCGAGCCGATCTATGCAGAGGAAAACCTTTCTGCTGTGCTGGCCGTCGGCGCGGAAGTCGATTGCGACTTCGCCCTGCGCTGCCGGGGAGATAGCATGATCGGCGCGAGGATCTATGATGGCGATATCGTCTTCATCAAGAAACAGGATACTGTGATGGATGGCGAGATTGCCGCCGTGATTCTGGATGATGACGCCACGCTCAAGCGCGTGTATCGTCTGGCTGACGGCCGCATTGAGCTGCGCGCAGAGAATCCTATGTACAAATCCATCATCGTCGGTGGCGACGCTGAAACCAGAAGCTTCCACATTCTGGGCAAGGCGGTTGCTTTCCAAAGCAGGGTGATATGATGAAGAAGATTCTTGTGTTTCTTCTGCTGATCGCGCTGGCCGTCCCTGCTTCCGCTGCCCCTTCCGATCCAGAAGCGTTCGCCGATTGGTTTGTGGCACAGGGCTTCGAGGGCCGAGAGTATTATCAATGGGCCGCGATCCTCAATGCGCTGACAGATGGGATCGACCGCAGCCGCGAAGCCCATCAGGAAATCAAAACGCCGGTCTTCGTCGCGATCTTGACCGGCACCGTCTATCATAATCAAGACTGCACCGCATTAAAAAACAGCTCCCGCATCCTCGAGCTTGATCTGCTCGAAGCGCAGGAGCGTGGGTTTGAAGCGTGCAGTAGATGTAAATAGGAGAATCGTATATGAAAAAGTTTCTTGCCATGCTTTTGCTGATAGTCGTCGCAATACCATGCCATGCAATGGCAGAATCCACTTACGCTGACGGTGTTTTTACACCGCTTAGTATGATTGAAGGTAGCGGAATTACTTTAGCAGAACACGCCGACAATGGATATACACGCGCATTGTTTACTCTACTCATTGGTTTATCGCTCAATATGGATGAAGACTATGGAAATGATCTTGATCTAACAAGAGTAGATAATATCTACCATGCCGGTTTTGTTGATGACTACTCCATTATTACCCTTCAATCTACCGACACCTTTATTATGGTATTCTATGTGCCCAATAGCGAAGAATCTTTCTTCTCCGTGTCCGACGTTGCTTCTTCCAATGGGTTATTTACGATGGCACAATCAATGTGCGACACATTATATAAAATTGACATGCAAGATTTCGCAGACGCAATGAGCGATTTCAATGCTCTAATTGCCAAGAACAAATAAAAAACGCCCGCCGGAGCTTCCACCTTCCGACGGGCAACGCACCACCAAACCTCGACCAAGAAGCCAGTATGTGCGCTTCCATTATAGCACATGCCTGGCTGTAATGAAAGGAAAATCAAATATGGCAAACACGAAATCCAAGCGCCCCAAGCGCGGCGCAGACGGCCAGTACCACGTTCAGAAGTACATCGGCAGGCGCGCCGACGGCTCCCGCTATTACAAGTGGTTCCACAATAAGGATTGGAACGCGCTGATTCTTGACGTTGCTCTTGAGAAGAAAGCCTTCGCCGCCGGCCAGATCCCGGAAGAGGAGACGCGCAGGCAGACTGAAGCGAAGCCCAAGGAGATGACGCTTGGCGATGCAATTGACAAGTACATTGATACTTGCCGCGTACTGACCAAGGGCAAGGACTTCTCCCATAGCACCATCCCCGGATACAAATCCATCCGGGAGCATGCTTTCCAAGATATCATCGACAAGCCCATCAGCCAGATTACCGTTGACGATATCCAGACTTCGCTGGACAGACGCGCCACCCAGGTCAAGAAGCTCAAGAATGGCAAGGAGAAAACCCTGTCCCCCAAGACGATCAAGAATGAGTATTACCTGCTCAAGCCTGTCATGGATAAATACGCGCCGGATCTGAACCTGAAGACCATCAAGCTGGCCAAGCGCAAAAAGAAAAAGGCGCTGATCCTGAACAACTCAGACGCGCCCATTATCCTCAAAGCAGCTTATGATCTGCACCCGGAGTTCTTCCTGTATACGCTCCTCACCATGAACACCGGAATGCGTCCCTCTGAGGTCTACGCGCTCCGCTGGGGCGATATCAGCGCCGAGCCGGAGATTGCCCTTGTCGATGGCAAGAAGGTCGTATACGGGCAAATTGACGTTCACAAGGCCATGGTCATGAATGAGGATCGCGTATACGAGGAGAAGGGCACGAAGACCGAAGCCGGCGAACGTGTGCTCAATCACGCATGGTCACTCTTCCAAGCGATCTATTCTATCAAGCAGCGCGGCGAAGATGACGATCGAATCCTTGAGATGACTCCCCGCCGGCAGCAGTATTACTGGGATCTGCTCCGCACCAATCTTGGCCTGCCCAAGGAGCGCCGCTTCTACGATTTGCGACACTATCATTGCTCCGTCATGGTGGCCACCGGCGCTCCCGAGGATTACATCGCCGCGGACATGGGACACAGCACCATTCAGATGGCGCACGATGTCTATGTTGAGATCATCGGCGAGAAGCAACAGGGTATTTTCGCCGGCGTTGCAACGCATACGGATGACCTGATTGCGCAGTTTAATTCGCTCAATGCAACAGACGATGCAACGGCTGGGCCAAAAGTACTTGCATTGACTGGAAACTAAATAGGTTCGAGTCCCACCACCGGCACCATTCAAGGAATTCAGCAATTGCTGGATTCCTTCTTTTTTTCAATTATTATTTGCTTTCTCTTTTTATCTCTCTGGATTATTGTACAGGCAGATGGCGTAAAATACAACACAATGGAGCGCAATGCAGCAGCAAATGCAACGCAAAAGCGCCCTGCCGGCATACAGCCGGCAGGGCGCTCATCGTTGTTTTGCTTTTATTTCAACCGTCATTTCCACATTGTCCTGTCCATTCGAATCTCGCATCAAACGGTTTATCCGTCCCTGCTTCCCGGTCAATCCACGCTTCCAACAAGCACGCGCCAGTCGCCAATCGGTGAAAAATGATTTCCGGCAGAATCAATGATTGTGATCACCGTATCGGCGGGGTCATCAAGCCCATCATTCTGATTCATGCCGGCCTCATCGCTTTGAGCGCCCTCTTCCAGCGCTGCAATGTGCTTATGCCGGCCAAGGCAGTCCCAGCTGGCGTCCAGCGGCGTCTCAATCACGCAGCCGGAAACAGAGCTGGAATGGATCACTGTCCCCCTGTCCGTCACCAGACCGACATGGTGGACGTCATCGCCGGATCGCTTGAACGCCAGCATGCCGCCGCGCGCGCCTTTGGTTCCTTCCTGCCGCCAGATCAGATGACGGTACTTGCTGCTGTTGCCAATCGATCGCCACAGCCAGTTTGTCCCCTCGCATCTGTAATCCGGCACGCCGCCTGCGCTGCGCCTGATCACTTCCCGGATCAGCGCAATGCAGTCCATGTCCTCGTATGCCGTCCCGATGCGCGCCTGCGCAGATCGAATCGCTTCATGCGCCCTGATCACCCGTTCCGCCTCCTTTGCACAGCGCCCACCATATGAGCGCAGTAAAAATGATCCAGATCATCCGCTCGCTCCTTACCTATTGCTTATTTGCCATCAGCAGCGCCGCTGTCACAAAGCCGATCATTCCTGCCAGTGGGACGATCCAGATAAGATGCATTGCGTTGATCATCCACGTCCCTCCTGATCAAATCGGCTCGTTGACCGTGATGATGGAACTCTCGTTCAGATCGCCACAGCAAATTCGAATATAATCATAACTGCCCCAGCCGGACGGCGCGGTCAACTGGATTACGTCACCGTTATCACCGTATACGGGATTAAACACATCTGCCGGCGGGTTGGCCGGATTGTGGCTTGCGTTGATGAGTTTCTGGAACGTGGAGCTGTATACGAAAAACGTGGTTCGCGGCGTACTGCCGCCATCACCCGAAATGTCATAGTATTCCATGTTCTTGAATCGGATGATGTCTCCCGTCTTTGCAGGAATCAGACCCGTCACACACCAACCGGTGGCAGCAGTATCACCGCTGGAAGACGTGCGCGTGTTGATCTTGTAGCCGTCCGGCACGCCGTCATTATTGTAGTCATCGCCGAAAATGGCTGTACCATCCAGCGTAAGCGACTTTTTAAGCCAGTTGGTGTATGTCACAACATCCGGGATCGCGAGACTGCGCGTAGAACCGCGCCCGACATTGATGACCTTTATTGTCTTCGCTGTGTAATCCGCAATGACAGCATACACACAGCTCTCCGTGGTCGTGCCTTTTACCGGATCGTAGTCCGCTTCGCGCTCCTGCCATGCGTCGCACTCCGTCAGGATAACCGGGATTCCCCTTGCGGTAGCAAAATCAT